TTGCTCGTGCAATACGTCAACGACGTCGACGAGCGGCAGATCGCACTCGTGCTCGTGTGCGCCGAGGAATTGACGCGCCATGAAAACGGCACTCGAAATACAAGGGCTCGACGAGTTGCGGCGGGCGTTGCGGCAACTCCCGACGGATCTCTCGACTGAGGCAACCGTGATCGTCATGGCACACGCCGAGGAAGCACAACGGCAAGTGCTGGACAACTATCGCGGGTCCGACGTCACGGGCAACTTGATCCGAGGCTTGACGCTCGCCCGCGAGTCGGCGGCGTACGGCGTGCGGGCGATCCTGAAAAATCGGGCGCGGCATGCGTATTGGTACGAGCACGGGACCGAAATGCGCCGCACGAGTAAAGGCGTGTCGCGCGGCAAGATGCCCGCCGGACATGCGTTTATTCCGCCCGTCATGCGGCAACGGCGCCTCATGGTGCACGCATTGATCCAACTCGTCCGACGCGCGGGGCTCGTCGTCCACGAGATCGAGGCGCTCTAGCGTGGCCGATACCTCAGACGTCGACGCCGCCGTGATCGCGCTCGTGCAAAGTGACGCCGCACTCATGGCGCTCTGTCCCGACGGCGTGTACTGGGAAATTGCGACGCTCGGCGCCGTCAACTATGTGATCGTCGCGCAACTCGATCACGACGAGAAATACATCTTGCAGGGGCGCGCGTTTGAACGGGTGCTCTATCTCGTCAAAGCCGTGACGCAAGGATCGAGCGGCACGACGGTACGACAAGCCGCCGCGCGGATCTTTGGGCTCTTGCAGGACGCGCACGTCAATCAACGGCTCGCCGCCGTCGGGTATCACACGATGCTCGTCGAGCGGGTCGAGCGCGTGCGGTATACCGAGGTCGACGAAACCTCGGATCTCCGCTGGCAGCATCGCGGCGGGCAATTTGAGGTACTCGTCGCCCCGACGGTCGCCCCGTAACTTTCACAAATAGGAGATCGTAACTATGGCCGCACCAACCGCCCCCGTCAACAATCCGGCGACGCACGGCAAAGAGGGGATCCTTGCAATCAAGCTCGGCGCGGGCACGTTGACGGCCGTCGGCAATATTTCCGATTGGTCGCTCGACATGGCAACCGACAAGGTCGAAACGACGGCGCTCGGCGACGCCAACAAGCGGTACGTTGTCGGGCTCAAGGATCTCAAGGGCACGTTTTCTGCGTATTGGGACCGGACCGACGACGCGATCTTTGAAGCCGCCGAGAGCCCGACGGGGTGCGAGATCGCAATCTTCCCGTCGGCAACATCGCCCGTCGCCTGGCAGGGTCCGGCATGGCTCGACGCCTCGATTAAGGGTGGCGTGACGAGCGCCGTGACCATCGACGGATCGTTTGTCGCGAATGGCGCATGGGTCCGTACCCCCACCGTGCTCGCCGCACGCGGCGGCGAGCCCGAGCGCGGCGTCGAGCGCGCGGCGGCGTAACCCGTGGCCGTCCACTACGGGAGCGGCGTGCAACGGATCACGATTGCCGGGGTCGCCGCGAGCGTGCGCCATGGCTCGCGCCTCGCGGCGGATCTCGGCGCGTGGCACGTCGACGGGGGGTGGCTCGTCGCCGAGGTCAAGACGCTCGACCCGTTTCGTATCACGCAAGCGCCGCTCGTGCTCGCCATTCCCAACGCGTCGGGCGCCCCGACCATGCGCCCGCTCGCCGACGTGTCGATCATGGGCGGGCAACTCACCGCCCGACTCTTACCGAAAGGATCCGTGTAAATGGGCTCGCGATATTTGAAAGACGAGGATCTTAGGATCCCGATCTCGCGCGGCGATTGGTTGCTCGTGCGAAAGCATCTCACGGCGGGCGACGAGCGCGACATCCAAGTGCATACCGTCAAGTCGTCGATTGCCGGGGAGAAACCCGAGCTCGATCTCGGGCAACTCGGGTACTCGCAAGCTGCCGGGTATCTGCTGGATTGGTCGATTACCGACGCCGACGACAAACCCGTCGTGATCCGAGATCGCCCGTACGCGGAAGTCGTGGCGAAATTGCGCGCCCAAACGCCCGAGAGCGTCGCCGAGATTTTGGAGGCGATCCAGGCGCACGACGCCGCTATGCGCGCCGAGCGCGACTTCCAAAAAAAAATCACGAGTGGCGAGAGCGTACCCTCAACGACTTGAGGCTCTGTCGGATCATGCACTGGCGGTACGCCGACGTGCTCGACTTGCCCGCCGTCGTGTACGAGTTGCTCGTGGAGGATCTCAACCGCGAGGCGGCTGACGTGAAAGCCGCCGCACAGAAATAACCCATGGCCCTTTCGGCTAACTTTGTCGCCGATTTCTCAAGCTTTTTCGACGCGGTCGACAAAGCCAACTCTAAGCTCGTCACGTTTGAGGATAACGCCTCGACCGTGGGCAAAGCGTTGGATCGCATGGTCACGCAATTTTCCGGGACCAAGTTGATCCAACAAGCGAGCGTCATGGTCAAGGCCGTTGAGGATATCGGCGGCGTCGCGAAATTGACCGACGCCGAACTCCGCAAGATCGGGGCGACCGTCGACGAGGCCGTCGCGAAAATGAAAAAAATGGGGATCGCGGTCCCCGAGTCGTTTACGGCGATCCAAAAAGCCGCCGAGAAAGTCGGCCCGCCAACCGAGAAATGGTACCAAAACCTCTTGAGCCTCAAAACCGCCGTGTCTGGCTTGATCGCGTTGCAGGCGTCGCAATGGGTCTTAGGCTTTGCCAAAGACTTACTCGCGAGCGCCGACGCGTTGACCAAACTCAACGCGCAAACGGGGATCTCGATTGAATGGTTGCAACGGTTGCAAATCGCGGGCGACGACGCGGGCGTGTCGATTGAGGACATTGCCGCCGCCGCGTCGTACCTGCAAAAACAAATCGGGAGCGGCGACAAGTCGACCATCGCGGCCATTGAGAAACTCGGGCTCTCGGTCGCCGACTTGAAAACCATGAGTCAAGGCGAGCTATTTGCGACCATGGTCACAAGCCTCGGCGACGTGCACGATCAACTGGAGTTAGCGGCGACGTCGCAAGAGGTCTTTGGGAAAGGCGCGACACACATTTTGCCGCTCGTCAAGCGCGGGATCGAGGACGTCCGCGACGCCTTTGTCGCGAGCGATCACGCGTGGCAAAAACTCGACGACTGGGGCGACAAGCTCGGATCGTGGTGGCGCACGGGCAAAGGCGTACTCGCCGAGGCCGTCGTCTTTCTCGGCGAGAAATTGCCCGACGCCGTCGCGTTGTTTACGGGCTCGCTCGCCGGTCGCAAGATGCAAGAGTCGGCCGACTTGTTGGTCGAGATCAACAAGCAACTCGTCGTCATGGACAAGATCGTGTCCGAGCGGGGTCCGGCGGGAATGCCCAAGGCGTTGCCCAAGATCGAGATCCCCGACGCCGCCGACGTGCGCGCCCTCGACAAAGAGATCGAAAAGCTCGCCGGGGACAACGAGAAAGCCGCGAAAGCCGCCGCCGATCACGCTAAGGCGCTCGCCGACTTTCGGCAGAGCATGATCACGACCGAGGGGGTCGCGATCATGATGGCGGGGCAAATCCGCTCGGCGCTGACGAATCTCTCGACGCTCCCGTCGGATGCCATGGGCGAGGTACTCGCCGAGGGGATCGCCCGATCCGAAATCGCCTTTCGGAGCGCGCTCGCCGAGGCCGAGGTCGCGCGGGATCTCGGCGCCAAGATCCGCGCCGAGTCGCGCGCCCTGCTCGCCGAGGGCGAGGCCGACGCGACGCGAGCCCTCAATCACACGCTCGCCATGATCGCCGCGATTGACTCGCAAGTCGGCCCGCAAATCGACAAAGCGTTACTCGCCGCGCGCAATAGCCAAAAGGCGCTCGGGGAGTTTTTCAAGACGGATCTGCCGCGCTCGATCCTCGCGGCCGTCCAAGGCGGCGGCGACGTGCTCAAGAGCGTTGGGGGGACGATTGGCAATTACTTACTCGACCCGAAACAAAGCGGGATCGGCGCATCCATCGCGGCGAATGTGGCGAAACTCCCCGGCCTGATCGCGGGACCGATCAACGCGATCCTCCCGGGCGTCGGCTCGTTGATCGGTCCCGCCGTCGCCAAGGTCGGCGGCTGGATCAAGGGGCTCTTTACGGGCGGGGAGGGCGCGAAAGTCAACGACTTGCGCGATCAATTTGTGGCGGCGGCGGGCGGGATCAATCAACTCAATATCCAAGCGCAAGCGGCGGGCATGACGTTGGATAACTTGCTCGCCGCAAAAAAGGTCACGGCGTTTGAGAGCGCCGTGAAAGAGCTATCGAGCGCGTTCGACTTTCAGAAAACCTCGATTGACGCCGTGTACGAGGCGGCGCAACGCTACGGCTTTACCCTCAACGAGCTTGGCCCCGCGTTGCAACGGCAAGAGTTGGACAAACAAGCGCAACAACTCTTTAAGGATTACGAGATCCTGACGTCGGCGGGGCTCGATCTCGTCGCCGTGCACGAGCGCATGAGCGCCACCGTCAGCGACTATGTCAACAACGCCGTCGCCATGGGGGTGGAGATCCCGTCGGCGATGCGGCCGATGCTGGAGTCGTTTGTTCAGGCGGGCACGTTGTTGGACGCGAGCGGCAACGCGATCACCAATTTGGAGGATAGCGGGATCTCGTTTGCGTTGACCATGAGCGAGGGGTTTAAGAGCTTGATCGACGAGGTCAAGAAACTCACCGACGCCATTGCACGCGGGCTCGGGCTCGCGATCACCAACGTCCCGCCGCTCGACGTCAAAGGAAATGTCACGTGGAATGTCCCGCCGATCCCGACGCCCGGGGCGGGCGTACCCATGGAGTCGTATCAAGAGGGCACCGACGGCTTTAGAAATTTCGGCACGGGCACACCCGCGATGCTCCATGGGTGGGAGGCCGTCGTACCCCGCGACGAGTCGAGCGGCGGCATGCTGGCCCCCGCGACGGCGTCGACG